CTATCACGCATACTTGAAGATGCATACACTCAAAGCGGGACATTCCGCAGACTGATGAATTATGCCTACGACCAGGAATTGCATGATGTAGAACAACGCTGGTTGCTGGGAGCCGGAGAAAACTTTGGTACTACCGTAACTGATGAAGACCTGGAGAGTTCAGAAGGCAGAAAAGTGATTGCCCTCAACCTGGATGATACAGACGATGATTCAATACCAGAGTGTTATGAAAGTAATGATGGCCCACAACCATTTGATACAACACGCTCATTTATTCATGAAGTAGTACACGCGTTGACTCACCTTCAGGACAAAGAAGATAACAATCCAAGAGGCCCGGTAGTCGAGTATACCAATATCATTTTAAAAGAGATGGGTCACACATCACCACCAAGAATCGCCTACGAATCTAGTAATTGACACTCATCAAAAAATGCAAAATCCCACGATGCTACAACACAGTAACCAGTTCAGGTCAGCAGTCCATAGACACTGGCTCCTGTCAGGATGCCACCTGCTAACCCAGTACCGGAAATCGGATCGGACATTCATCCCCCTCTGGTTGTGTGGGGCCTCTCAGTTATGAGGGGAAATAATAAATATCCTCCGGCATAGCCGGAGGATATTTATTCATAAAGAACACAATTAAGAATAATACCGATTTAATTAAAATAACTTGATCTCACAGTTGAAGAATGAATAATAGCGAGCCCTGCCAAGGCAGGGCATAGAAATAACCAACGAGAAGAAATAGGTAGGAACTAATGAAAAACACCGCTCTGGGTAAGTTCATTTTTATCGTCGGCACCGCGTTACTGCTCGGTGGCTGTAGTGGCATGGTCATGCCTCCCTATGCCACCCACGGTACATCGGTCGGAATCATTGCGCCGGCGGGAGGCTATAGCGAGTGGCACACGGATAGCCGCAACCACACCACAGGAGACAGTCACAGCCAGTCACAGGGAAACTGCACCCAAAGTGAAGATAGCCAGCTCAACGAAAATGGTCTCACACGGACACACCAAAGCAACTGTAACACCCGTAGTCAAACCCACAGCAGTAGCACCAGCAAAACCCGCTCCAGCAGCGTCGGTTTCAGCGTCGGGGGGCCTGTTGGTGCTAGCATAGGGTTGATTAAGCAGATGGAGTCGATGAACCGTGCGCCAGCCAACGATATGAGTAGTAATGAGATGTTCAAGAATTTCGGTTTCTAGCACATAACGCCACCTGGTACCGTTGTGGTGTCTGGCCCGGCGGCTATCTGTAACGACTCACAATCGAAAAAAGTCAGACTCGCAATCAGCGCAAATTTTGGCTCACAATAACTGCAACTGAAATCGGACGTGGACTCACGCTAAGTGAGAGCGAAATCCGACGCTCAGAGCCAAATGAGAAGTTTTTTCCATTGGCAGTAATTGTGAGCCAGCAAAAATAGATTGTGAGTCCATTGAATGGGGATCGTTGTGCATTTTCATAAGCCTCACCTCCGATAGCTCGGATGGTGCAGTGTGAAGTAGGAAGGCCGCCCGGTGGATTAACGACAAAACTCAGAGGGATTATTCCGGACGGCACAAACAGAAAAGCCCCGCACGATGGCGGGGCTTGAATTTGTTTGGTCGACGATTGAAGCTATGGCGACGATATCAGATTTACTCAAAATGTATGCTATTTAATTGACTTTTGCAATACCCTGCTGCGAAAAGGTCGCTTTTTGTTGTGATCTTGTTTTCACCAGACAAAGCAGAGATTCGGTATCAAGCCTCTTAAAGATGTTACTCATCGCGCGCCAGTAGTCCGCATAGTTGTGGCTCCAGTTGTCAGGCTTAACCCCGCACAGGCTGGCAAGCTCCTGTTGCTGGTAGACGTATCGTCCGGCCAGCCCCTCTCTGACATCCTGCGCCGCCAGCCAGATAAGTTTCTTCAGCCGTTCCACTGTCTTGCCAGCCATCTTCCTCCCTGCAAGCTGCTGTCTGAACTCGCACCACGCCCAACGTGTTATTTCGACCTGGTGTTCCCAGCAGGTATTCTCACTGTAATTCCACAACAACCACGCCTTGTAGTGTTCATCGAGTGAAAGAACCGCCCGGCGCCATGAGGCAGTGGAATATTCCACAGGCTTCACCAGCGGGATAGCGCTTCCTTTCGCCAGCGACTGCTTGCCGGGGATTGGCGGGTTATTTAACGTTATCCAGCTTTCTGTTTCCTCGTCCCATATACGCTGTTTTTTTCGGGGATAGTTTTTCGTGTCGAATTGCGCGTTCTCCAGCCAGGCCAAAAGCTGCCCTTTAGTCTCCCCGCTTAAATCGGCTGTCGCTACCATTAGCTGCTCACGTACATACTGGAGGTATTGAGTGTTCATTGAGTAAATCCTGTGAACTGATAAATACGAACAAAATTGCGCAGGATGCGGTAGTCAACCAACACCGACCCCGGACGGCGGTATATGCGGAGGCGCTGCCAGCGCATGCGGAGTATCTCGATCAGTTCTGGTTTCATGCGGCCTCCAGCTTTTTTAGCGCACGCAGATCCGCCAGAGCCGCGAGCCTGATTTCCTTCAGCTCCTCGACCGTCCAGCGGTGCGGGGTGTTATTGTTCTCGAGTGCCAGCACCGCCGCCTCACCGTAACGCTCAACCAGCGCGGTACGATATGCTTCGATGTTCCCTGATTTGTAGACGTTGCAGACATCACACTGAAGATGGATGTTGAAGCGAGTGAAGCGCAGATGCCCCGCGGCGGCCGTAGTCCTGTAATGGCCTGCATGCCATGCGAACGCCGTCTTCGTTCCACAGGAGATGCAACCGAGTCCTTCTGCCAGTTCGGTTTCGCGGCAAATGTCATTTACGGCGCGCTGCGTCAAGTCAATCCAGTGCTTCAGCGGCTTAACCGCGGCTTTCCGCTGGCGCCAGGCGGCGCGTTCTTTTTTCTCAGCGGCGCGCTGAAGGGATTGCGCCTTACGTTGCGCGGCTTCGCGAGCTTTTCTGGTTTGTTCTTTGCCGACGGCGCTGGCACACTGGTACGAGCAAACGATCTGCCCCTCGCGTATCGGGTGAAACCACTGGCGGCATTCTTTGTTTGCGCACTTACGGCGCGGTAATTTAGCCATGCTCACCCCCAGACCTTTTGGCGTAAGGATTTTGGCGTCCGCACCCGGTGTGCATATTCAGGTAATTTCGCGCTGACAGTCCAGGTAATGAAGTCAGGGTTCAGGCTCTTTCCTGTCCTTATGCCCCGCTTCTGATAATCCGATATCAGCGTGTCGGCCTGCTCGGTTGTGCAGTCATGATGATGGAACCAGGAGTATTTCATCGCCATCACCCCGCCCAGCTCATGAGCTGGGCGGCGGCGTTCTCGGCCTCGCGCTGAGTACGGAATGTACGTGATAAAATCCAGCGCCAGAGAACATCAAGCGCGGATTTATACAACTGCTGAAATTCGACCTCATCCATGCTGGAAAAAGCGATGCTGCGGGGATGTTTGCGAAGGGTGCCGTCCGGTAACTGGATGGCGTCATAGTGACCAGCCTCAACCGTCACCCATGCGCGGTAGGCATCGAATGATTTACACAGGCTAATTCCGTTTGTTACCCGGCGGTTTGCAATCTGTTCCAGATACTGTTCAGCCGCATCCAGTAATGCGCTTTCATTCCCGCCATATGCAGCGAGAAACTTTGCATAACCGTTTACCAGTTTGCGCTCATTGGCAGAAATGGCGCCGCCGGTAGGTTCCCAGTATTCAAACCCAAGATTAAGCAACGCGAAAAAGCGGCGATGGAATGCAGGATTCCTCACCTGACGGAACTCAGCCACCAGCACGGCGCCGAGTTTGATTTTTGATTGCAGAATATCACTGGTCTCCGGCGTTGCGGGGATCAGAATTCCAGATGACTGCTTGATGAGTTGTAATTCGTGCGCCATGGTATTCACTCCGTGGCGCATCGCGGTCAGGTTGCTGGTTGTTCAGGCCAGCTCAAGAATTATGATTGCGTACGTAGTGACAAGTCAATTTTTAGAAGCCATTTCCCGGACAACTTCCATGATGGTTTCTTTTGACCAGTAAAGATCATCTCTGGATAACTTTCTGGGTGTTACAGCCCCATCTCTGCTTGTAATAATATATCGTTCCTCTGCTCTAATCCTGAACGACAGAACCTCAAGCCCTCTTCCATTAGTAATGGTCACCCGAAAATTATCAGCAAGATCTGATTGAACTATATCCGCCACATAATCCCCCTGAGCGACATACAGACGCAATTAAAAAATGTCGGCAGCAGCATCAAAGGTATACACATTGCGGTATTCGGATAAATGCGCGCCAGCCCTAAGCGCTATGTTAATAAAACCAATCGTCAGCGCTCTCCCTGGTCTCCAGGAGGATCATTTCAATTTGCTTTTTATCGTCCTTGGCAGCGCCATAAACGTTAAGTCCATCAGATCCGGCTCGTCGAATCACCAGACTGCAATCTTCATACTGATTGTTAAGCCGCTTAAGCAGCTCCTTCTCAAGTGCCGCCTCCGCACCGTCAGGAAGTTTTTTTAGTGCGATCAATGGTTAACTCAACTTTCATTATTGCCTCCATTGCCTGTACTGTATTTTTATACAGTATACCTGTGAGAGCAAATGATCAACTTCTTTAGAGCACTTTTTGGGAAAGCTAGTCCTTTGTTTATCATCCAAATATTCAGCATTTAGAAGGAGAATCCGCGCGTATAGAGCTCTCAAATGGAAGAGTAATTCTTGGAAAATTTAACTTACCGCAATGTGTCACATCACTAATTTTGTTTTTTTCCAACCACACGTAGAACAGTACTGCGCACCACCCTTGATTTTATGTGGGGTAAGCTAAGTATGAGTTTAAACCCCTGAGAAAATACTGTACATTAAACCAGTATCAATTGGAGAGTGGAAAAGGGCTTTGGGGCTGGATTTTGACATTTGAAAGGTTGTAAAATCATCAAGCTAACCTTGTGTTTCAACTACCATCAGACTCACTGATATGCGTCTGTGGCGGTAGCGTGCCAGAAACAATCTTGCAACAAACCCAATCCATCTCTTTACGTATCTGTAGATTGCCAATGAGTTGTTTGAAGTGTGTAACTACACGAAAAGTACAACTTTAGCGATGCTAAGATGTATATTAACCCAAGAGATGTAAGCCATGAAAAAAAGAACAGGTTTAAAGTATGCATTATATATATTGTCACTATGGCTATTGTTTGTATCACTTTTTATAATGTCATATGACAAGAATCTTTTTGTAAGTATATCAACATATCTGGACAGCAAAGATACAGGAACATTACTTTCAAGCATCACGCCTAAAAATATAGTTTTTATTTCCAGTTTTGCAATGATAGTAGCAGGTGTTTTAATTTTTCTATATTTATTACTTTCCTTTAACTCTGGTTGGTCGGTAGCGTGCACGGTTTCTGATGTTAGAAATGAAAGTCATGAGCATCTTGAATTTTTAACTACCTATGTTATGCCTTTGGTATTTACTGATGTGAACAGCAAGAGGACTATGCTGAATCTTTTGATCATGATAGTAGCTATAGGGATGATTTATGTAAAAACAAATCGTTTTTATTCTAATCCATCGTTAGCATTGCTTGGATTTAGAATTTTCAAAGCTAATATAAATGATAGAGGAACCAAAGAATTTGTAATCATTTGCCATGGCGAAATTGATAACAACAGCAGAATAAAATATATCAAACTAGATAACAATACATGTCTTGCTAAAATCACTCAATAATCGAGGATGAAATGTTCACAGCAATAGATAATATATTAAATTCAACCCAACTCTCCGGTGAGGCTTATTTTGTTGCAGAACACCAAGGGCAACTAGATATTTTCAGAGTAGCTCTAGAACCAGGTGCAGAACAGAAATTAACACAGTCTTTCAGTCGATCACTTAAGCGTGATGTTGTTGACCCAAACACTGGACAGAACACCTTGCCGTTAGTTTCTTCTCTGCTAAGTCGAGATAAGCAGGTGCATGAATATGATCACCAAGTAATAAACTATCTTCCACCTGCTCTAGCAAAGATGGCGGACGTGCTTAGCTTTGGAGTTAATAATACACCCACTGACTTTGACTTTGCCCAGCAAAACCTATCAACCGTGAAAGGAATAGTTTATTATCTTTGTGATGGTCAAGGTAACGGAGTTGTTGTTTACCAACACAAATATCCAATCGCACTACATAAAAAAACAAAATTGTCATATTTCTCTGCGAATGGTAGAACCCTTGATGAGGTCACCCATGATAGCATTGACATAAATGGGAATGTGGATTTCTTTTACTTTGACAACAAGTATTATGCACTAAATATCAACTTACTTGAAAGAGCATATGGCCTTGAACAAGTCATAAATAATTTAGCGGCAAATGCAACCCCTCATATAATCGCACTGAACATCTTGGACGTATCAAATCATCCGAACCCTGCAGACATTTTTAATGACATGCATCGAAATAGAAACTTCATGCGCAGACTTGCCACCACAGCAAACAGTCCACTACTACAGAATGGAACTATTAACATAGCCAACATTCAGACATTAATTCAAAATTTCCCGATTCTTGGAAGGAATATAATAATCAATCAAGCTGGATTGATAGAATTATCATCTAAAAAGCAAAAACTATATTTCATTCGCCTGCTAAATAATGAGGCATCTTTCACAGCATTAAACCTAGAGCCTTTTCTTGCGGTCGGAAAAGACTCAGCGGCATAATTTATATCACAATAGTTGTTCAAACCTTAGGTTTTATGGACATCAACACTATCCTTACCTGAATGCAAAAGCAATCGGGCCGGGTTCACTCGCCGCAAGAAACGTGTCGCTTTCCGGCATTTTCTCCAGCCACATCCGGTTAATGTGATGCAGTAGGCGCCGCTGGTGGTGAGCCGGGAGATCCCCGGCGTTATCAACCTGAGAAAAAACCATTTTCACCTCAGTTGGCCAGACGGTTTCCTGAATATCCACCAGCAGCAGGCTTTCCAGTTCAATGATCCGGTTTGTGGCGTATTGCAGAAGCTGGTCCATCATTCAGCCTCCTGCTGCGGTGCTGCTGCAATCATGGCTGCGTAGATATTCCCGAACTGTACGCAGAATGATTCATCTCTATTGAACAGCACATCGTCGCAGTTCATAGCGGCTGCGATCATGTCATCCGTCAGCTCAACCGGCACCATCACCCAACCATCCGAAATAACCGGCACGTTTTCTGAATTGCTTGATGGTTGCTTGACGGGTGCTTGATTACCCTGAAGCATGGCAGCGCGACAGGCGTTCCAGATTTTCTGAGCCAAAAACTTATCGCCAATGTTATGAGCCAGCAGACTGACAATTTGATCCGCCAGGCCTTTTGGTATTTCCTCCGGCACTACCGGTGCGGGCTGGGCGTGACGATAGAGCGGGATATCCCCCACCTCCTGGTTTTGTTTACCCCAAATCAAAGAGGTTTCTCGACCCCTGGCAATATGATGAAGATTTCGTTCGTCGGTGAACACAACAGGATCGGCATCTGCACCATCACGTTCCACAGGTTCAGCGATAAGCTGGGCCAGCGCTATACGCGCCAGTTCGCGCAGGTTTTCGCTATACGGTGACGTGTTATCACGACTGATTACGTGGTTAGCCGTATCAATTAAAATCTGCTTTTGCTGTTCTCTGGTAATAGTGGTCATGGGTTAGCCCTCACCTTTTGACAGTAAAAGCGCCTCTACCGTTTCCGGCTGTGGGTGGCGGTAATTCAATAACTCTGCCGGCATTTTCATTAACTTGCCGTCACCAGTTAGCGCATTAACCCGACAACCTTTTACACCAAACGCCGCGGTATCAATGGTTTCATCGTACTGATTGAGAAGTTCGGCCATTTTCTCCCGCCACTCTTCCGGCATTTGCATCATTGCTACACGTGGCATCACGAGAAACGCTGCATATGACAACCCAAACCAAAGGTCAAGGTCCTTTCTCTCATCATATTTTTTAGTTTTCATCTCTCACTCCCCCTTCACGCCGATGCCAGCAGCGCTCTCAAGTAATTCGTCAGCGGCCTGAATTTCAGGATGTTCGTCATAATCAGGCAGGTAGCGACGGGCTACTGCTGCAATGCTATTTAGCACCTTGCGGTGTTCTGCTATGCGGTGTTCTGCGGCTTCCAACTTTTCGCGCGCATCCCGCATATCATCACGCAGCGCCAGCGCTACGGCCTCTATTGCGTCTTTCCCCCGCTGGAGTTGAATATTCTCATCCAGCAGCGCCAGCATGGTGCGAGGGTTAGCGGCGGCGATAAATTCCGCGTCACGTTTCTCAACAGTATGGGCCAACGTCACTTCTTCACCGCAAAGAGAAAATGGCGTTACCGTGATGCCATTGAACAGTGATGAGGTGCGGCGCCAATTCCCCGGCGTAGCCTCTCAGCCACTTCACGAAGCGCCCGTTTGTCGATGTTGCTCATTGGGCTCCCCCCTTGTTGATGCTCATTTTGGATGCTCCATAAACCTGCATTACCGGGCTTTTCTCCAGCACCGGCAGCGCTGAAAATCCCGTTACCTGACTACTGCTGTATCGCCTGAGGTCATAATCAATCACCGCACGCTGGTCTCGGAAAATGCCGCAGCGGCCATGACGAATGAAGCCGCCTCGCTCCAGCGCGATACGCAGATATTTCTCCGCCGTGGTTCGGTGCACGCCGAACATCGCAACGACGTCGTTCGTCGTGATGCGCCCCTGCTCTTTCACCAGACCGATAATCCGCTCAAGAATAATCATCCGTTCGCTGTGTGTTTTAGGTCGGGCCATTTTTAACCCCTTATTTCACAATCCGGAGGTGGCTAACGTTTTTCCGGTAGCTTCCCCAGTCAAAATTCACCCACATCCCTCCGTCCATCTGGAGGCGATCGATAACCCTCGCGCCCAGTGAATCCAACAGCCCCTCGTGGTTAAGATTCGTCAGAACGCCAACAGGTCGCATCGATGAGAGACGGCGATCGATAACCTGATTGAGAATGACCTTCTCACCACTGCTTCCGCGCTGAATACCGACTTCATCCAGTACCAGCAGGTCAACTTTGCAAAGGTCATCAAGCAGGGACGCTTCTGATTGCCCACCGTCGTAGCACTCACGAACCCTGAGCATCAGGTCAGGAATGGTTACCACCAGAACGCTATGACCGCCGGCCAGCAGATGATTTCCGATTGCCGCCGCAAGATGGTTTTTCCCGGTTCCCGGACCACCGCTGAACACAAAGCTCGCAAATCCACTACCGAAGTTCTGGGCATAACTTTTTGCCATCGTGTACGCTTTTCGCTGCCCCTCCCCGCTTACTTCGTAGTTAGCAAACGTACAGCTACGATGGAGATCCTGAATGCCAGATCGCCCGAAAATCTTCTCGGTGCGGGATTTCTGATTCATCCTGTCAAGCTCTTCACTGCGTTTACGCCCTTCGGCTTCCTGCCATGCCCGCCACTCATCAGCAGTCGAGAATTTCGGCTGCACACTGGCTGGGATAATTCTTTTCAGGCGATCAAGCGCACTGCCAGTACCGATTACGTTTTTCATCGTTACCCCCTGAATCCGGTAGGAATGGTTTTGTCTGGCGCAGAAATGTGGTTCACATCTCTGCCAGCTCTTCGGTCGTTGAGAGCGAACTTCGGTTTGAATAGTCCCTGGTAGCCGTTGGCAATGCTTGTGTTGATGACGTTTACCGGATCGTGGCCTTCATCCAGGCACTCCTTCAGAAGCCTGAAAGCTTTTGTTACCGTCAGTTCGGTTTTTATGGGCTTTCCGGATTGCTGGCGGTATGTGACCCATTCGTTCCACGACGCAGCATTCAGCCATTCGGGAACAGGAATACTCAACGGATCAAACTTCACTTTTCCCTTAGGGGGATTAAAGGGGGTTAGATCTTTTATATTTGTCTTTGGAATAATGTCTTTGGTGTTTCCCTTAGGGGGATTAAAGGGGGTTAGATCTTTTATATTTGTCTTTGGAATAATGTCTTTGGTGTTCCCTGTTTTCGGGGATACCCTTCCCTCTTTTCGGGGATAACTATCCCCGTTTTCAGGGATGGCTGAATGGGGTAAAACGCTATCCCTGTTTTCAGGGATAACTATCCCTGTTTTCGGGGATGCCCTTCCCCCTTTTCGGGGATAACTATCCCTGGTTTCGAGTACAGAAATAATCCATGTGGCAATTTCATCATCAGGAAAAGACACCGGACATTTTGAGCAATGTGGCTTGGAATAAGCCCATTTATCCAGGTTAGCGTAAACCGACCGCCGTATGTAGCCATTAGACAAGAATTGGTATGGGGTAAAACGCTATCCCTGTTTTCAGGGATAACTATCCCTGTTTTCGGGGATGCCCTTCCCCCTTTTCGGGGATAACTATCCCTGGTTTCGAGTACAGAAATAATCCATGTGGCAATTTCATCATCAGGAAAAGACACCGGACATTTTGAGCAATGTGGCTTGGAATAAGCCCATTTATCCAGGTTAGCGTAAACCGACCGCCGTATGTAGCCATTAGACAAGAATTGGTAATACACAAGGCGTCCTGGATCTGATTAGCTAAACGTAAATAGCCATTTTCCAGATCAGCCATACGGCACTCCTGTTGCGTCGGTATCGGCGCAGGGAATTTGTATATTTCAGCGGTATTTGACATACTCATCTCCGCAATTACCTACCGTTTTTGCACCAGAAAGCCGTTGGTGACCCCTCACCGCGGCTTTCGCCTTTTTGGTTGCTGTCATTTTCAGTCCCACCCCAGCGCATCCGGCCTGGCTCGTTCAGCCTTTAGCCCGGCATCAGCGAGAATCTCTACTGCTGTGAGATAGTTTCTGGATACCAGTACCGCCTCCGGTGGCGCGGCCTGAATCCCAAGAAAAGCCAGCTCTTTCGCCATGTTGCAGAAATATCCCTCAGCTTTACGCCTGCTGACTGTCGACTCGCTGATGCCCATATGCTCGGCGTATGATTTCTGCCCTACTGATGCAAGCCGGTTGAGCAGGACGCTCTCTATCTCAATCGGGTTGATTTCTGGTGGGTCTAACTTTCGTGCAATTGCGTTCTCCATGGGTAAATATCCTCTGTATGAATTGGCGTGCGGTTTAATCCTGTTGGTCCGGCAACCCGTCGGTGGGGTTTGGGTAAATATCCTTTCGCATTTGGTGTGGAGTGACTTTCCAGTTAAGTGCCTCACAAATCGGAATAACACGATGAGCTGGTGCTTCACTATTCAACCAAAGGCTTACAGACTGCGGAGTTGTTCCAAGGCGTTTTGCCAATTCTGTTTGGCTCATAATTGAGCAAATGAAAGATTTTAAATCAGCGTTCATAGCGTCCCCTTGTTAAATACAAGAAAACATTACAACAAGGAAAACATTTAAACAAGTTTTTCTTGTGTAAATCTTGCAATGTCTTATACAAGCTGGACTTGTAAAATGATGAATATGAAAACAGAACAGCATGAAAATTTTGTTCGTAGGCTCCAGCTCATTCAGGATCAAACGGGTTGGAACTTATCTGAGATTGCCAGGAGGGTTATGGTCTCTCCACAGGCGGTTCAGCAATGGGCTAAAGGCGATACAACCCCTCGCGGCGAGAGGCTGAAAAGACTCGCAGCCGTTACAGGGAAACCTGAACATTGGTTTTTCATGCCACTTGATGCAAATGAACCGAGTAATTCTTTATCTGAAATTCCAACCTCAAGCAGCCGGGATATGCTGGATGACAAAGAAAAGGCTCTTTTGGCTCTTTTCAACCAGATGCCAGAAGCAGAGAAAAACCGCCTCATTGTCCATGCCAAAGCCACTCTACAAGAGCTTGACCTTCTGAAGGATGATGTCCTCAGTATCATCAAAAATATAAGAGAATAATTTCAATACGTTAGAACATAACCGCCTACTTAGGCGGTTTTCTTGCGCCCTTAAAAACAACATTTTCTTGTATTTTTACTTGTAAGTAGCAAAATTTGCTTGTAATGTTATCTACATCGACAACAAGCGCATCGTTGTCAGGTGTAAAACGTTCCGCTGGCCGGCGATAAGGCAAACGAGGGTGAGAATGATTGATTTCGCACGTAAACCAGCTCGACAGCAGGCCGTCCCGCTCAACCGGATTGAGGTTTTAATCCGCCGCCTCTGCTACCTGCTGGCGCAGAAAGGAGATCCGGATGCTTAAACAATGCGGTTACTGCCGCAAATCCATTGATGAAGGCAAAGAAGTAAAAAACATCCTTCTCTATCGCAACGGCTCGCAACTGGCGCGCAAAGAAAAGGAATATTGTTCCAGGCAGTGCGCTTAATACGACCAGATGGCGCACGAAAGTTAAATAGTAGTTCCGAAATATGAAATGAAAAATTCGCCATTAATTTGGCGTGGCTTCCTACACCCTGAATTTAAGACTGGAGAAATTATGGAAATCGTAAAAATAGAAATGAACCTGAAAGCAGTTAATAAGAGCATTGCTTTATTCAATTGCGAAAAGAAAGTCTCAGGCGTTATTCACTCAAATTCAACTGGCGAAACCACTGTGATTCTCGACGGTGGATATGTACTCGGAAAGTTCGACTGTCCTCATTGTGCTGTAAAAGCCATTTCGCTGCTCACAGTCAAGGTAAGTGATGGAGAACAAGCAGGGTTTGGTAATTACCGAAGTTACAAGCTTGATTACTCAGAAAAATTTTATCAGACCATCCATTAAGAAAACGCCCACCGAAGCGGGCGTGCCCTGTCCGGTCCAACCGACCAAAGCGAACCGGACCTAACAACCAGATATATCGGGGTGCTGTTAAGGCACCTCCATTCTACACGAATTGAGGACAAAACAATGAGTGGAACTAATCCTGTATTTTTAGTCCGCAAAGCAAAGAAATCATCAGGCCAGAAAGACGCTGTACTCTGGTGCAGTGATGATTTTGAAGCGGCAAATGCAACACTGGATTATCTTCTGATTAAATCCGGTGCGAAGCTGAAAGATTATTTCAAAGCTGTCGCTACTAATTTCCCTGTCGTTAACGAGCTGCCGCCGGAAGGCGAACTGAGCCTCACTTTCTGCGATTACTATCAACTCGCTAAAGACAATATGACCTGGACGCAAATCCCCAGCGTCACCCTGCCATCATCTGAAGCCGCCGCCGCGGCGCGCCAGCATATCGTCGACGGTGTTGATACCGAAACAGGCGAAGTGCTGGAAGACCACAACGAAAATTTTGGTAACGAAAGCAACAGCCCTGCCCAGGCAACAGCCCCAGCCCCCGAGCTGACTGTTGTCGCAACTATGCCTCTCCGTCACCGCGTTCTTGCTCAGTACATAGGTGAAGGTGAGTATCTTTATCACGTCGACGCCTCCCAGAAAAAAGAAATTCTGCGTCTCGAAATGGACACCGATAATTCATATGTCCAGAACCTGCTGCTTGCCGCCGAGAATGTTGAAGCGTTCAAGAAAGCCATTGAACACGATATTCACAAAGCAGTGAATGCGTATAAACAGGTATTTCCTGTCGATGGAAAAGTGCCTGAGTTATGCACCACTATTAAGTTTTTTAAGGAATGGTTCAGTGCTGAACACATTAACCGCGGCCTGCTGGTTAAGGAATGGGCTGAACGCCTGAAGAATAAACCTGCACCCGTTAAAAAAACCGGGCCACATAAAGTAATTGTCGACGACGTAAATAAGCCAGAGCGTCCACGCCGTAGCGAAAAACCGACACACAGAACGATTAACTATGAGCTCGCCTGTGGTTTCTGTGAGGAGCTGGATCTGAATAACCTGCGTCCTGCAATGGATTTTGCAAAACGTATCATCGCCGAAGACCGGGAAGACTGGAAGCGAATGTCGATGACAGTGGGCATTATCCCCGACATCAAAGGCTACGACCGACAGACCATTATTGACCTGGTACGCAAAGCGCCAAAGGCCGTACATAACGGTAATCCTGATCTTCGCCGGACGTGGTGCGAAAGCTTTCTTGCCGTTCATGGTGTTCGCGATCCGGACTGGTACGCATATGCGCCTGATAACACCCCAACAACCCATGAAGAAAATGCGGCAAGGCTTCGTCAGGCGGGTAAATGTCTGCGGGATATTGAGGCAGGGAGATTTCAGTGTGATGAAGAAAAACCACAACCGGCAGGCGAACTGGCAGATGAACCAGCAACGCCTGAAGCAGTGGAACAGGACACAACTGAACATCATCCGGACCCGCAGCCGCTGGAGAATGAGCCACCTGTAAGCCAGACAGAAGCAGGCTACCAGAAAATACGGGCAGAACTGTACGAAGCACGTAAAAACATTCCACCCAAAAGCCCGGTTGATGTTGGTAAACAACTGGCAGCCGCACGCGGTGAATACGTCGAGGGCATCAGCGACCCGAACGACCCAAAATGGGTGAAGACCGGGACAAGCCAGCCGACCACCGAACCTGAACTGGTTAAAAATGTTGGCAACGGTATTTTCGACGTGTCCGCTTTAATGCAGAACTCATCAACTCATGGCACAGAAACGAATCCGGAGATCACCAGCAATGTGCAGGTTCAAGAAGCTGACAGTGATGAAAAACAGGCTGGTGATGCGGTGCAGGCAGGCGAAGGCGATCTGGGTACTGGTAAAGAAGCAGTTACCGTAGAGAACCAGAATCAGGCTGAGACGCACCAGAACAACGATTCTGTGAGCCAATCTGAACCTGAGGCGCAACAAAACGTACCGGAATCGCAACAAGAAGAGCCAGAAGCAGCCTGGCCGGAATACTTCGAGCCGGGCCGCTATGAAGGTGTACCAAACGAGGTTTACCACGCCGCCAACGGGATCAGCTCAACTCAGGTGAAAGATGCTCGCGTGTCGCTGATGTACTTTAACGCGCGTCACGTAGAGAAGACTATCGTCAAAGAGCGCTCTCCAGTGCTTGATATGGGCAACCTGGTACATGTTCTGGCTCTACAGCCGGAAAACCTCGAAGCAGAGTTCAGCGTAGAGCCGGAGATCCCTGAGGGTGCTTTCACCACCACCGCCACCCTGCGCGAGTTCATCGACGCGCACAACGCCAGCCTGCCAGCGCTGCTGAGTGCTGACGATATCAAAGCGCTGCTGGAAGAGTACAACGCCACCCTGCCGTCGCAGATGCCGCTTGGAGCTTCGGTAGATGAAACCTATGCATCGTATGAGCAGCTTCCCGAAGAATTCCAGCGCATTGAAAACGGCACCAAACATACAGCCACGGCGATGAAAGCCTGCATCAAAGAGTACAACGCCACCCTGCCCGCGCCGGTTAAAACCAGCGGCAGCCGTGACGCGCTGCTGGAGCAACTGGCAATAATCAACCCTGACCTGGTCGCTCAGGAAGCGCAAAAATCGTCGCCGTTGAAAGTCTCTGGCACGAAGGCCGATCTGATTCAGGCCGTGAAATCAGTCAACCCGGCAGCGGTATTCGCCGACGAATTGCTGGATGCGTGGCGGGAGAACACCGAAGGGAAAGTGCTGGTCACCCGCCAACAGCTCAGCACCGCGCTGAACATTCAGAAAGCCCTGCTGGAGCACCCGACCGCCGGCAAATTGCTGACTCACCCAAGCCGCGCTGTCGAGGTTAGCTATTTTGGGATTGATGAGGAAACCGGGTTAGAAGTTCGGGTACGCCCTGACCTTGAGCTCGATATGGGCGGCCTGCGCATTGGCGCCGACCTGAAAACTATTAGCATGTGGAACATCAAGCAGGAAGGCCTGCGTGCGAAGTTGCACCGGGAAATCATCGATCGGGACTATCACCTGAGCGCGGCCATGTACTGCGAAACTGCGGCGCTGGACCAGTTTTTCTGGATTTTCGTCAACAAAGACGAGAACTACCACTGGGTCGCCATCATTGAGGCGTCTACCGAGTTGCTGGAACTTGGCATGCTGGAATACCGCAAAACAATGCGAGAGATAGCAAACGGCTTCGACACTGGTGAATGGTCAGCGCCTATCACAGAAGACTACACCGACGAACTGAACGATTTTGATGTGCGCCGCCTTGAAGCGTTGCGCGTACAGGCATAAGGGGAAAATCATGGAAAACACAAATATTGTTACCACTGAGCAGCAGGCACCAAACACCATTTCTGCCAGTAACGCAATTTTTAACGTTCAGGCACTGGGTCAGTTAACAGCTTTCGCTAACCTGATGGCAGACTCACAGGTGACGGTACCGGCACACCTTGCAGGGAAACCAGCCGACTGTATGGC